GCGATGATGCACCTGCGTCAGAACTCTGACTTCCGTGAAATTGCCCGGTACCCCGGCAGCGGAATGATCAATCCGATGCAACCTAACCAGGCTCCCAACGCCAACTTCTACCAAGGCATGGGTCCTGCATACGGACAAGCTGGCTTTGTTGCCGGTCAACCCGTCATGCCTACTGGCTTCCTCTTTGAGGGTGTCCGTTGGTTCGAGTCCACCAACCTGCCCGAGACTTCTTACAACCTCGTGGTTACCGATAAAGCCTCTGGCGCTGCTGATTACACAGCATCACAGCTCGTTTTCTTCGGCCCTCAAGCTGTAGGCGTGGGTATTGGTGGTAACAACGCTCAAATCTTGTTGAACAACAACGACGACTTCAGTCGTTTCATCATCATGATCTGGAGCTTGTTCGCCGGTTTTGAAGTACTTAATAAGGACTTCATCACGGTTGGTTACTCTTTCGTATATTGATAGGAGTTAACTAACTATGTCTACAATTTTTCCCGGTAACTATGTAGCAGCTTTGAACGCATATCGCGATCAAGGCGTAGAAGCTATCCCTGGCATTGAGTTCTATCAAGCCATTGGTGCTGCAATTATCACCTCCGATGATACCGGTGGTGGAACATTGACTGTTGAAATTCAGTCCCCCGACCTGCGTCAAGATGACAAGCCTCGCCTGAACAAGGTGTTGACTGTCCCTGCAGGTGCAACTGTGTACCGCACAGCAATCTCTACCGTTAACCTGAAAGCCTCCGGCACTCAAACCGTCAAGGTTGAGGGTCTGACGACTGCCGGTTTGGAAGCTACTTTGGCTGCCGTGGGTGGTGAATTTGCCGCTGCTGGTGCCGCCACAGCATTTGATGGCTTCGCAACCGTCTCCTCCGAGAGTTCTGCTGCCGCCATCACCGCTGCTTACTCTGGTGATCTGACGATCGTTGACAAGTCCAGCCAAGCTGCTGTACTCGTCGAAGTCTGCTGGTACACCACTGCTGACGCACCTGACTCTGATTCCGTCTCACTCCCTTACAGGACTGAAGCTGGTCAAGGTTATTGATCCTTTCGTTAATAACTAGGCCCCCAACTTGGGGGTCTTTTTTTGTGCCTATAATGGGGTAGTGTAGTCACCATACAAATGAGCAATTTATTCCAAGATAGAAACACCGGCAAGCTGGTTGAGTTCATCAATAAGCACGACAAAGAATATGCAATGGTGCGTGATGCAGGTGGAAACATTACCTATGTGAATCTTGAATCACTCGTCCCCTACGACAAAGAAAAAGGCCGTCTATCTAAAGTTGCGGCTCCACAAGTTCAGCCCGAACCCGAAGAAAAGCTTCCCGAAAGAGTTGTACCTATTGAAGACATTCGTCTGAATTTGAATACAGCACCTGCAGAACAGATTGCAAAACGTCTTCCAGGTGTAGGTTACGCAACTGCAAAGCGTATCGTTGAATTGCGAATGTCGCTATCTGGTGAGCGCTTCAACAATCTCAAGCAATTAGAAAACATCCCACGTGTTAACTGGGAACAGTTTATCGAAGAAGACCTTATCTTCATTAGTTAAACTAGTAATAATGTTACTGACAAGATAGATGCTGTCACTAGAAGAGGCACTGCTACTTAAAGCTGCTCAAGAAGAAACAGAAAGACTAGAAGCACAGCAAACTGGTCAGATTGTTGGTGGTCTGGGTGGTGCAGCATTAGGTGCAGCTGCGGGGAATGTTCAGCATCAAATCGGTAGAGGTATTAATCACATGAGGGGTCATACCCCTGCAAGGTTTAAGTCCGGTGCACGTATTGCTGGTGGTCTTACTGGAATGCTGCTGGGTGGATTGATGGGTGGCGGTATGGCTGCAATGGCTAAAGAAGGTGATGCAGGAAAGCTGTTAGGCAAGATTCAAGCAAAAGGATCAATTAATTCAATTGAAGAGCAACAGCTCGCACAGCTCTTGGGTGAGCTATATACCGATCCTTCGCAGATGCAGTAATGGAATTAAGTGAGTACCTGAAGTCTTCAATCAGATTCCATCTTGGATATAACGCTGGTGCGCAGCTTCCCGCTGGTGATAGAGCACGTTTAGAAGAAGCCATGTCTCTTATTCCAGACGAGCTCTGGTATAACCAAGTTGTTTATCACGTCAAGCGTTGTGATAACGCATGGCAGGTATCTGCTTACTTCCCTGATGACATTAATGAGACAGGAGGACAAGGTATTGTCAACTTCTCTAGACAAGAGATCATCTCGGGAGATATTCAACGGACAATTTCACAGTCAGACCCACTGAAAGGTGATGAGTACTTCAGAGAAATCTACCTCCGGGAATGTGACCGGATGGCAGAAACTTTGTATGTTGCTAATTATCGCCGCCCTGAAGTTAGGAGGTATGCCTATGATCGTGCTGGTAGTGAGTTTATTATGGCTGTACCTGGCCCTGCTGATACAGCAGTAGGTTCGAGGATGACCTTAAGTCAAGAGTGGAGATAGTAGTAGAATAGTTTTAGGTAAGATCTTTCATAGTTATGCATCCAGTATCAACACATGGTGCTACTAAAATCACTATGGATAGCAAAGAGCGTGACTATCAAGAGCGCCTTCGCCAAGCCAAAGCCCAAGGCGATGGTAATCCAAGTGTGTTTGGTAAGCAAGCACCAGAAGCACAAGTAAGTTCAACAACTAATTCTCCTGTTGAAGACATCCGCAATCTTTCAGGATCAGTGGAGACTGGTGAATCAATGACAGAATATGCAAGCTCTAATCCAGATCAGTTCCAAACTGACGATCTTGAGCGTCGTCTAAACATGTACACACAAGCAGCCAGTAATGCTGGCTATAGCTTGAATGATCGATCACAAACCGGGAGTATCTGATGGCTAATAGTAAGCAAGACAACGCACAAATGCTTGACCCTAATCGGTTCAAGGTTGCAAAGAATATGGCTGTCATGCCTGGCGGTCCTATGAATAACAACCCAATGAATGTTACTAGTTTTGGTGGACAACCTAGTTCCATGAGTGGTGTCAATGAATATCCATATGGTGATTCTGGTATGGCCGCTCCTGCTCAACTAGGAGCAGACATTCTTGATCCATTCAAAGTAGAAAACTCCGGTATCGGTAGTGGCGTAATGGGACGCGGACTTAATGGCCAAATTCCTTATGGCTACCAACAACAGCCTGCTGTCAATTCACAAGAGCCTATGGAAGGCATGCGTCTTGGTGGTGAGGCTATGCAGAAAGGATTGACCTCAAGTCAGTTCATGGGAATCACTGGAAGCCCTGCTTTGATGCCAGGTGCTCTTGATCCAACGATCCCTGGCGGCGGCTCACCTCTTGGTGCAATGCCTACATCGCAACAAGTTGTCGGTGGTGAAATGATCCCCGGCTCCACACCAACCAAAATTCAAAAGAAAGGTAAGAAGTAATGGCAACAACCGCTACTAATAAGCAACCCCTCCTTATTGACCGCGTATTTCATAACGCTATCGAGGGAAATACTCTCACATCAGGATCTGGTACATCATTAGATATTCTTGGTACTAACCAGTCTGCCATTCTGGTTGACTGCACTACCAATGATGGTGGAATTGTTGAGGATTTATACGCTATTGCACGTACAGGATCCTCAACTGCCTACACAGTGCTGTTCTATATGAGCACGTCAGTTGACTATCTTCGTCCAGGTGAAGGCATTTACATCGCAAGTATCGAAAGTGCCACGACTTCTGGTGCAAAAACCAAGGCAGTGCTTCCAAGTATTTTGGCTCCTGTCCCTCATGTAGGAAGTCAAGCACAGGCACAAGCTTTGTACGTTCCGAAAGGGAAAGCACTATGGGCAACACTGCAATTAGCAGCCCCTAATAGCACAGCTGATACTCCTATAATCGGAGCTCAAGGCGGATTTTATTGATCCATGCCTAGGAAGCAGAATGGGTTTGGGAATATAGGCGGTCCAGGATTCAAGAAGTTTGACAGCATCACCAAAGGTAAAGGAACTAAAGCGCTTGGTAACTATCCTGCCAAGCGTGACTTTGGTTCGACATTTACTCGGTCTGTCATTGAGCAATACAACATAGAAAGTACATGGGCACGCTGGCGTCGTGGCATGGAGTACTACTTCCAAGGTGCTTACCTCAACTTTACGGAAACAAATGCTGTCCTATACCAAGGAACTGAACACGAAGTACCTGTCACGTTCGATGGCTACCGGTTTGCTACACGTAATGCTGACAGTAGGACTCACTATGCAATACGACGATCGATCGATCAGAATCGTCAACTGGGCGTTATAACAGAAATAGAATCAGATCAAATTACTTATCCTTTGCAATATAAGAATAGAGAGATTTGGACAAAAATCAGCACAGGAGGCAATACAACGTCAGACGATCTTCTTTTAAGATCAACTGGTGAAAGAGTTACTGACGGTATAACAGCTGCAAATATCATTTGGATACTTACTACAGATAAACATCCAGCTATATTTCTAGGCAAAAGTCCCAAAGAAGGAACGTCCGTCAATATC